CGCCGATCATTACGCCCAACGGGAACGTTGCGGCGGGGGCCTCGATTTATTTCTACACGGACAACTCGACCACGCCGCTTGTCGTCTACATGGACGCCGCCCTCACTGTTCCCCACACGTGGCCCGTTGTCGCCAACGCTGTGGGCGTCTTCCCGTCTATTTACGTACCCTATGTGACATATCGCCGCAGGATCGTGGCGGCGGACGGATCACTTATTTCAGACGCCGGCAACATTGACAACCCTGCGCCGCCGTCTGGTGGTGGCGGCGTTGTCGTCACGGCAGAGCAGATTTTTCAAACAGGCGATCCTATCTGGCGGCTGCGCACGGGGCAAATGCTCGGCTTTGTTCGCATGAACGGCTTGACGCTCGGAAGCTTGACTTCGGGCGCGACAGAGTATGCCGCAGCAAATGCCGTCTCTCTTTTCGAATATCTGTGGAACAATCTCCCCGATAGCATCGCCGCCGTCTCGACCGGGCGCGGCGCGACCGCAGCGGCGGATTTTGCGGCAAACAAAACCATTGTCATTCCCACAATGCAGGGCTATCTCGCCGCTGGCCTCGACGACATGGGAGCCGCCGCAGCCAATGTCATTCAAACGAGCACGACCTGTTCCGCAACGAATGGCCTACCCACAATTGTGGTCGCCAGCGCAACAGGTATTGGTCGTGGAATGTGGGCAATAATCGATGGCGTCGCCACAGGTCAAGTTGGTATCTTAAACGGTGTAAATCTCACGCTTACAGCTAATTACGCCGGAGTGACCGGCGGCGGAAAGAATGTGCGCTTTTCATGGTTTCCAGATGCGCAACAAATTGGCGGGTTTGGTGGAGGCCACTACAATGTTCAGACTGCGGTAGAATTGGCGACACACGCTCACACGATCACTGACCCTACCCACAGTCACACTTACGTTCCCGCTGTCGGCACCACGGCGCAACCCGGTCTGAGTGGCGTGGGACAAGTCGGCGGGGCGACGGGCACGTCATCCGACGCGACTGGAATTTCAATCAATAACGAAGGGCAAGGGCTACCGTCGAACATTATTCAGCCCACCCGCTTAGGGTCATGGTATTGCAAACTGTAGGAGGCTAAAATTTACCAGTATAACTTCCGACAGTATGCCAACACCGAAAACCTTTACGAACGCTGGTTGCTTGTCGCCAGCGACGATGGCTCGGCTATTCAAAACGACCAATGCATCGTCACGGTACAAATGTGGGCGCGGTCCGCTCGCGGCGCTGGCGATCAATCGCAGTTTTTTGGCGGATGGCCTTTTATTTATGGCGGCGGCTACAATGCCGTCCCGGCTTTCACAGCCGCGACCAACGACGGCACGAATCATTTGAATTTATATGACGGCGTTCTTGAGCTTAATATCCCTGCGACGACGCTTCAGCGCTTGCTACCCGGATATTATGAAATAGGCGCTGTGATTCAATCGCCAGACCAGACGTTCACGTCGCAACTGTTCATTGGCGTTGTTCCTTTATACAACGGCACGTGCTGGTCTACAACAGACTTCTCTTTTTAGGAGACAAGATGTTAACGCAAGATCAACTTAAACAGTTCGTACATTATGACCCTTCAACGGGCATTTTTACTTGGCGCATGCGGACGCCGGCTATGTTCTCAGCCGGTAAATACACGGCTGAGCGACAGTGTAAGCGTTTTAACGCTAGTTCCGCAGAAACTGTCGCCGGTAGCTTACGCGACGACGGCTATATTCGTTTACGCATTATGAATAAAGCCTATTACGCCCACCAATTAGCCGCGCTTTATATGGAGGGCGTCTTACCGCCGCATGAAATGGATCATATAAATATGGTCCGTGATGATAATCGTTGGATCAATCTTCGCCACGCGACGCGCTCGCAAAATAAGCGTAACATGCGAGCACGGGCAGACAACACGACAGGCTACAAAGGCGTCTCCCAACACAAACGCAGCGGCAAGTATGTGGCGGCTGTCGGCGGACGTTGGTTAGGCGAGTTTGCGTGCCCTGAGTTAGCGGCGCTTGTTGCTTCCGAGTTTCGTGCAACTAAGCACGGCGTTTTTGCTAGAGACTAAGAGGACACACTAATGGCGGGTTCACCTTTCGCAGTCCAGCCTCAATTACCGGCTCAATTGAGCGGAACGTACCCTATCGTCGTCACGAAAAGCGGGCTTTCCTACCAAATCGCTTACGGCGTCGGGCAAGCGGGCACCGTCACGCGGCGGCAATGGTTTGAGGCTATCTCCACGCTCTACAACATGAACACGCTCTTCGCCGCTGTTGCGGCCGACATGAACGACCCGGCGACGATTCAATTCTATGCCGGCTATGGAGTCACTTCGGGAGACGCTCTTTCGAATTTGACGCAAACGACGTTCGCTTTGAACGCCACGCAACTTGCGGCGCTGTTCACCCTCGCCGCCACGCTCGACCCTTAAAGGAGTTCACATGCTACGGCACATTCTAATTGCCTTCCTACTCTGTGTGGGCGCTTCGCCCGCTCTCGCTTGGACCAGCACGAGTTGCCCGGCCGGTAAATATGACATGCTGGCCTGGGTTGTCCCTGGCCCGCTCTCCGGCCCGCCGGGCGGCTGGTATTCCTCGGTCAATCATCAAGAAACGCAAGTAGGCCATCCAGGCTATCATCAGGCCGTTTGGTCCACGCTCACGAACATGGGGAACGCGCCTGGAACCTTATTTCAGATCAAGCAAAGTATAGGTTTTCCTTGGGACATTCTGAAGTATGACGGGACGAATATCTCGTTTTATGAGACAGGATTCAGCCCGACGGACCAGACGGCGCTCGCGATCTTCACGCCGGCTGTTCCTGCACTGCGACGTTGCGCCACGGCGGGTTTTCCTGGCGACGTAATCCGCACGACTGGACAGGTCTCTCGCACGACCTACGGCGGCGGCAATTGCGCGCTCAAGCCTGCTTACACGGACAACATCGAAATGTCTCTATGGGGGCCTTACAATCTCAAAGCTGGCGACGCTCGCGTTGCGGGCACGGAACCGACTTTGACGCTCTCCTACCGCTATGGCTGCAATTCGAGCTACTCGGTGTGTCAGAGAAAGGAAGAATTCTACTACCAGAAAGATCGCGGTTGGATGTGGTGGACCGAATGGAAATGGAATGGTTCGTCTTACACCAAGACACTGGAAACGGGACTCGGCGTGAAAGTCGCCGGATCGACGCCCGCTTATACCAATAGCTGCGGCTATTAACCCACATTGCGGCCCATGCGCGAGTGTGGGCCGCTATCTCACAGGATGAATGAATGTTCGCTCGCGCCATCTGTTTTCTTCTCCTGCTCGTCTCATCCGCACTCGCGCAGCAAACGCAAGTGCAATGGGGTTATCTATCCGGTGCGCCGAGCCAAGTTCAATTTAAAGTCGGTCCGACGTGGTTTCCAATTGGAACTTTCGACGGCGTGACGTTCACGCCGAACGGCGGCGGGGGCAGCGTTACGAGTGTGGGCCTTTCCATGCCGGCTATTTTCTCAGTCGCCGGCTCTCCTGTCACGACAACCGGCACGCTCGCCGCCAGTCTCGCGACGCAGAGCGCCAATCGCTTCTTTGCTGGTCCCACAGGGGGTGGGGCCGTCGCGCCGACTTTCCGCGCCATCGTTCCCGCTGACGTGCCCGTTATGGTCGGTGACAGTGGCGCGGGCGGCACGGCCGGCCTCGTTCCTGCGCCGGGTGCTGGCGACGCCGCCGCCGGGGCCTTCCTGAGCGCATCGGGGGCGTTCACGGTCCCTTCGCCAACTTATCTCTACGCGGACGCCGTAGTCCTTTGCGGTGTGGATAATAGCGGCGTCGCTGACGTGACGGCGGCACTCAATGCCTGCATCACGACTTACAATGCTGTGGGCCTTCGCGCCGGCACCTACAAGACATCCGCTTGCATCAATGTCACGTCCTCGCAGTCGCTTGTGGGTGCAGGAGCGGATGCAACCAAAATTCAGATCAATTCGACGACTGAGAGCGGCGTCTGTGTCGCAGCTTTCGCTCAAAAATACATGCTCAAGGACTTCGCCGTTACTCGTGTCGGCGTACCCACAAACACAGCCCATGGCGTTAATATCGGCTTAGGCGCTAACATCGGTCTACTCTACAGTGTGCAGACTATTGGCCACTATGATGGTTTCGTGCTCGGCGCAACGGCTAATAGTCTTTGCGCCTGGTGCATTGCTCAGCAAAATTATAATAACGGCTTTGAGTTTGTAAACGACGCTGTCACGCAAATAATGCAGTGGAGCTTGGTCCACACGATGGCGGAGAAAAATGACGGGTGGGGCTACCTTATGGTCGCCGCGAACGGCGCGACCAATTCAATACAAGGGTCGCCTTGGCTCGCTCCGCAATCTTTCGCAAATACTGCCGGAGGTTTTGCCTTCCTCGGTGTAGGAACTGGCGTAATTAACGACATAGCGCTTTACAACGCTGTCGGCTCTACAGATGGTAATACTGAAATCTTCTTAGGAACCAACGGCGGCACGAATCATCAAATCATTGGCGGTTTGTTTGAACTTGCCGGAACGAACTTAACTGGTAGAACCTTCACAACTCCAGCGAGTAATATAGGTTTTGGTGTCCAAGTAACTAGCGGAGCGGGAACCGTCCGTGTTAATGGCGCACAGATCACGACGAATAGTCAAGATGGAATTAACGTCGGCGGTGCGGTCGATTCTCTACAAATAGTTGGCTCGACTATAGTTGAAAATGGTATCTCTGCTGCTAATACATATTCCGGTATAGCTATAGGTGCCTCCACATCGCACTTAATTGTTTCCGGCACACATTCCGGCAACATAACTACAGCTAATCAAAAATATGGCGTTTTGTTAAACGCCGCCTCCGCTACATCCACTATGACCGGCAATATTTTCAGCGGCGCTACGGGAAACTGTTTTATTAACGGTAATATGGAACTTGACGGCAATGTGGGCGGAACGGCCTGTGGCTCGCCGTGGATCGCTTACAGCCCTGTGGCGACGTGTCAGACTGGCGCGCCGACGACGCATACGGACACGGGCGCTTATCTGGTCAAAGGCCGCACGGTGTTTCTTCGCGGCAAGATCGTCATAACAAACCCCGGCACCTGTGGGGTAGGTTGGTATTTCCCAATCCCGGCGAGCACGTTTGCCGGTGACGGCGCGAGCGGCGGTCAGGAGACACAAGCGACTGGCGTAGGACTCGCCGTAAGTTGGGCCACCGGCACAACAGTGCTAAACGTCAAAAAATATGACGGGACATATATCGGAGCCGCCGGGAATACTTTGACGTTTTCCGCAGTATATGAGATACCGTAAGGAGTTAGGACACACGCAATGCTGTGCTGGCGGAAAACTCTGCTATCGTCAGCTACCGTCATTGCCGGCGTCTGCTTCATTGCCTACTGGCGCGGCGTCACCATGAACAAAATCTTAGGCGCGGCGGCGCTCTTGCTCATCGCGGCCTTTCTCGTCAGTTGCCAATCATGGCCGAATCCGCCTAAGCAACATTGGGAAATGTGGTCAAGGATACCTTCCGCTTCTGGTCCTCCTGTCCCTAAATTGTTGCTCCATTCGAACCGCTACTGAGGTCTAAATGAGCAGCCTTCTCGACCGCCAGAAAGAGTTCACGCGCTATCTTGTCGCAGGCTTCCCTGAAATGAACATCACGGGTATTCCGCTCAAATCGGCCTGCGCCGTCACTGGTAACGGAACAGTCGAGAACCAAGTCAAGCCGGTCACGACCGGCCCGAAAGATCACGGCTCCGATGGCGTCCTTCAATGGCGGTTGACGCGCTTGGACGGCCCACGCGGCCTCAAGGGCTGGTCGGCGGCCCAGGGCCTCGATTGGGCGACGCTGAAAGCGCAGGCGGCATTCTTTCTGTGGGAACTGCATCAGGACTACCCGGCGCTTGAAAAGGACTTGCGCGAGGCCAAAAAGTCGATTGAGACGCTGACCGCCAACATTTGCGTTTTCTATGAGCGACCGAACATGGCCGTCGCGCACTTGGACCTGCGCATTTCACACGCTAAGTCCATCTATTCGATTATGTCAAAAGAAACCTTGCCCACATTGGAGGCCACGGCGACGGCCGGAACCATCGCGACCGCGGGCCTTGGCGGCGCAATCGTCAATCAGCTTGGCGGCGACACATTCCAAACCTTCCTCACTGTGGGCGGAATGGCTCTCATGGGGCTAGCCGCCTATGTGCTCGCAAAGATGCGAGAAGCGCCCACAGTGCCCGCTACAGCCCCCGCAAAGCCTATTCCTACCGAGAGCCTTGCTGACCGCCTCATGGCGCTCACGACGGCGCTTGAGACTGTCGCTCGCGAGGTGCATAGTCTCTCCGAACAAATTTCCGCCATCAAAGCGGAAACTAGCCCGCTAGAAGAATTGGCGGGGCACGTTGACAAAGAACCCGATCCGGCGGACCCCGGCTTAGAAGGACTCTCATAATGAAGGGCTGGCGCACTCTCGTCATCAACGGCGCGGTTGTTATCGGAACGGCGGGGCTTACCTGGGCCGCGAGCGTCAATTGGTCCGAATACATCAGCCCGTCCACGGCGGTCATCGTCACGGCGGCGCTCAATATGGGCTTGCGCCTCATCACCAATACGCCTGTGGGCAAGTCCGATTAATGGTCGCCTCGATCATTGCGGCGCTGGCGTCCCTGTTCAAAATCGTCGCTGAGTTCATGCGACAGAGCAGGGACAAGCTTCTTTTGACGCTCGGATCGTCACAACAGAAGGCGAGCGATCTTCAGTCGCGCCTCGACTCAATCGACGCCGCAGATAGGGCGCGGCGAGAAGTCACAGAAAAATTGATGAAGAATCCAAAAACGACACGTGATGAGGATGAATTTATGCGAGGAGATGATAATGCCTAACTGGCGTAGTGAGTGCTTCCTCTGTCGTTTTACCGGACATAAGGCGCTCGCGCAGTGTCGAATGTTTCATGCCGTATTCGTTCGCCCATTCGATCATCGTTTTTGTCTGCCCCCTAAAAGTCAGAAGAACATTACTACGAGTGTTGCGGCTCTGTTGCTTCTTTGTGGCCCATCGGCAGTTTTCCTTGCTGTATGGGCCGTCATTATCGCGTCTATCCAGTGTGTAGGTGGGCCCAGGTTTAGGCCCCACGTCGGCAAAAAAATTCTCAAATGCATCAATCCACGCTTGGCATATATAAATTCCTCTTCCGCCATACTGTGGATACTGTTTATTTCTTGGATTAAGACAACGGCTGCGCATACCGCTCCAAGTATGCCATTCACCTGTTTTTCTCATACCGTGTCTTGTGTTAGATTTACCAAGATTACGCACGTGTTCTTTAAAAAGGCATCCGCAGCTTCTTACAGAACCGCTTGTCACATGAGTGATGCGGCCAACGTAGTCATTTCCACACTCGCACAGAAAGCTCCCTATAGCGTGGCCGCGCTCGCCCGTTTTTGGCGAGCGCTCAATGAACGTCAATCGCTCGAATGTATCGCCGGGTGCAATAGGAGTTCTCATGTTTATCATCCATAAGGGGGCAGCCGTGGTAGTGACCACAGCACTTTTAGCTGGGTGCCAATCCACTGCAAAATATAAACCTTCTGCCGCTGAATGCAACATGTTTGCACCGATCTATTGGAGCCGCAAAGACACGCTCTCGACAATCCAACAGGTGAAGACCCACAATGCTGTGGGAAAAATCTGCGGTTGGCAGGGGAAGTAGTGTGGCGTGGCGGACGATTCTAGCTCCCTTCGCGATTGGATCAAGATTGTGCTCGCAGTGCTGGCCATCGGGGTCAGTGTCGCCGTTCCGATCATTGGAATGATGAATGAGCTTCAGCGCACAACGATTAGGCACGATGCCGAGCATATAGAATTCCGCAAAGATATTCTTGAGTTAGACGAATTGTGCAAAGCAGGCTGTCGAAAATGAGTGTAAGATCGCCAGGACGCCGTAAAATGGGCTATAAAGGGGAACGATATGCCTGACGATTCATTGTCCTGTAAAATAGGGGTTATGATGGGGAAGCTCGACGCCCTAATAGACAGGACAGACCAAAATATGGTTATGGTCCGCGTTAGGATCGACAACATCGATAATGTGCTTTCTGGCCTCAAGAGCACACAGACCGACATAAAAGTTGCTGTCGCCGAGCTAAAGACGGAGCAGGCCAATTTGAAGATGGAGCAGAGCCGCATAGACGCTGAGCAGGAAGTCCTGAAGCGGCTCAGCAACGAAAATACAGGCAAGGAAAAGCGCGGGCAGGCCATGGGGGCCATTCTAATGTGGGCGTTAGGCTTCGCGGTCGCTACCTTCGTCGGCGCTCACAAGATATTTTTCGGCGGCTAATCCTTCACGATTAACCAAGCCAAGATTGCACAAAATCCTGCAATAAATAGTATGATTGCGTAGTTCGTCGCAAGATAGGCTAGGGCGTCTTCATCAGGTGTCATCGTAGGTGCTCCTGAGTTTGGCGAGGGCGGCTTTGGCGCGGCGAATCCACGCAGCGTCCAATCTATAATCGTAGCGACAACCGTCAGTCATAAACCGAGCAACCTGAAGTCCTGCAAACGGTTCCAGCGCCTTCTCATCTTCCGCCAGCGCCTCTCTCAACTTCCGCGCGGTCGCCTCAAGGGTGGCGTAACGTTCATTAAACGTCGCAATCTCAGCCTCGTAAGCCTCTAACGCCTCTTGATAGCGCACTTCTCGCGCTTCCAACTCTGCAACGCGCTCGCGGAGGCGGGTGAGTTCGGCGGATTGGTTTTCAATAGCATTTGCTACAGCTCGCCACGTATTCGCGGCGTTACTGTCTTTGAATGTTTTATCCATAGCGACGGCTATCGTTCGCGCGTTCTTCACAAGATCGTCAGTCATTGTCATTCCCCTTACGAATTACCCTAAGTGTCGCGGATGACTTTCACCCAGAAAATAAGATATTTCTCGATCTGGAAGTCGTGCGCGTAGGTTCTTCAAAGCCTTAGTCGCAGCCTTCTCCGCAGCTCGACACCACTCTGTGTGGTGATAGCGGTTCGGGTCTTTGCTTGCCTCTAAGGGAAGTTCAATTTCCACAAACTCACATTCCCCGGATTGCAAGTCCTCCCCCAACAAAGCAAATCCGGCATTGCCGTCAACACCTAGTTCTGCGCGATTATTCTCCATCTTTCTCCCCTCCCACTTCCTTTAGCGCGGCGATGATGGCCGCGCGAGCTTGATCCTCATACCAGCGCCACGCCGGCAACGCGCGGTTGTTCGCGTCACATATGAACATTGCGTCGAGTTCGTCTGGATCACGCTGTCCATCTTCGACGCACAATACCCGCGCAGCCTTCTCCACAGCACTCTCTGGCAAACCCGCCGCGAGCGCGAGGATGACGCGGCGGGCGCGGGCTTTTGCACTAATGCTGCCCAACTGCCCGTCGTCTTCTGGAGCGCTCGCCGCATCGATCACGGCTTCAGGAATGCTCATTGTCTTCTCCAAGTGCGCGGATTTTTTGACTTACGTCAGTAGGATATCCTTTGCTCGTGAGTGCTAGTTGCTCGGCCTTCTTATACGCTTCGCGCTCGATGATCGGGCGAGCAACGGCGAGAGCGGCGCGCATCGGATTGAGATATGTGCTGCGCTCTTGATAATCAGCCGCGCACCATTGCGCGACTGTGTAACCTTCCGATTTCCAGGCAGCCAGCGCCATCTTCTCAATCAATTCATCGTCAGTCATTTGCATTCTCCCCAGTTCGGCCCTCGTTCGCTATCAACGAATAGCGGGACTCGCACACTAGGAATAGCATTCTCCAAACAGTGCCGCAAGTGAGCGTAGGCACTTTTTTGTAAATTATTGTCAGCTATCACGCTAAAGTCTAGCTCATCGTGAACTTGCATTTTTGGAAAGCCGGTCACGTCGAAGACGCCATCGCGATAGGCTCGCAGCATTCCGGCTTTCATCACGTCCGCAGCCGATCCCTGGAAGGTGTAATTCGTTCCCTTATAGTCGCCGGCGCGCTTTATGTTCGACCCGTAGGCCGCGAGCGCAGCTTTGTAAGGAAGCGGTTTGACGCCCTTTTCGTGGCGGCGAGGCTCCCACAGGTTGAACCGGACGCGACGGCCAAGGATCGTTTGAATGCAGCCGCGTTCTTGCACGCTCGCCGCGATGGCCTTCATTGTGGGCTTAATGTATGGCGCAGATTCGTGGTAAGTCTCAAAAAATTCGTCGGCGTCCTTTTTTGACATACCCGCTTTGTAAGCAAGCGACGGTTGCGATTGCCCATAGATCAAACCGAAATTTATATTCTTTAACGGTTTCCTTCGCGTCGCTTTTTCATCCTTGCCCATGTGGGCGTAATCGAGTCCGACCTGTGCGCAGAATTTTTGAAAGACTCGGTCATGGTAGTCCGTGCGCGGGTCGCGTCGATATGTTTCGCGTAGTTCTTCGCTTCCTGGCCCAACAGCGAAGTGTGCGAGCATTCGATATTCAATTTGACTGTGGTCATTTTTCTCCCAACACAAATGCCCTTCGTCGGGAATGAACGCTTTGCGGACGCGCTTCCCTAGTTCGGTTCGCGTTGGAATGTTCTGAAGGTTAGGATCGCTAGAACTGTAGCGTCCTGTCTTTGCGCCGCCGTCATCTCCGCGAAGGGGATGGAACTGACAGTGCAGCCGCCCATTATTGTGATTGTTGAGGATATAGGACTCAATAAATGTTCCGCGAATTTTTTCATATTCGCGTATCTCGTTTATTTGCGCCGCTACCGGGTGACTGTGGGCAGAGAGCCATTCCTTGCGGAACGAAGGCGCACCTTCCGCAGTGCGTAGGTAAGGAACGCCCACGCTGTCAAACACTCGCGCCACCTGAGAAGCAGCTGAGACGCTGTCGATATCAACGCCGCAAGAATGACGCAATTCATTATAAAGTCGAGCAATGTCCAGACCGAGTTCATGATGCAGTCCCTCTGCTTTTTGAACGTCCACGCGCACGCCGGCTTGGCGCATCTTCACAAGCATCGGAATGGCCGCACATTCCATGCGGAATAAGTCGGTTAGTCCTTCAGCCTCAAGCAGCGGCCATTGTCGTTCGAGTATGGTAAGAGGGAGCGTCGCATCGCTTTCAGCATAGGGACCAACCAACCTGGGGGGAGCACGATAAATATTAGCACGTTGTAGTCCGTTCGGTTGTCCTCCATAAGCCTGAGATAACCATTCGTAGAGAGAATTGCTGTGCTTGCCTTCGCCGACATATTTCCTCCCGAGCTCCTCCAGGGCTGTGGGCGCTGTCTCGTCTAAGAGTGCTTCAGCGAATTGAACGTCGTAAAGATCGCCCTGAACAACGATCCCTTCCTCGGTAAGCCATCCGATGTCGTAAAGGAGATTGGCTCCGACCTTTGGAATCCTTGGTGTCTCAAGACAATCTTTGAGCCATCTGATAGAACGCTCAAAGTCACAGTTCCAATCTGGCTCAACTTCGTGTCGCAGCGGCACATAGGCGCAATATTGTCGAGAATCGTCAAATCTCGCCGCGATTGAAGCGCCCACAACGTGGCCTTTTCCACGCGCCCATCCGGGGCCGTGAGCGAAATCGAGTTCTCTGGTTTCCGTGTCAAAGCTAATCACCTTTGCATGTGAGAGGTCAGGGAGGTCTGTCGGAGGTCGCCAGTTCGTATACGGAATTGGCGGCGTGTGAAGGCGTGTTTCCTTACGAGTGACAAGTTCAAGATCGTCGAAGAACACTTCACTTCACCGCATGAACTAGAGCACCACGCAATCCATCGCCGTAAAATATAATCTTCCCGCCAGCGGCGAAGTCGGCGCGATCGGCAATGTTGGCGACAAGTTTGATGAGTTCAGCCTTCACGGCAACATCCTTTTCTATCACAAGATTGTAGCGTGCCGCGTCGTCGTTTACGCCCATGAATTTTCCGAGCTTGAGTAGGCCATCGTCGCCCACATGAGGTAGAAGCGCCTCGACGCCCTCCCTGAAACCCTCTGGCAATGGCTGTGGGTTGTCCTGCACGTTGAAGATGCGCGACACGTCAGGGTAGGCCGTAGGATCATAAAGGTTGAACCGCAACCATTTGTCCGGGCTAAACCAAAAGGTTGCCGATCCGTCACCCGGTTCGATCCCCGTCAATCCATCTTGCTTGAGCAGGATCGCCGCAGCGGCGCGGGGAAGGACCATTTTAGGAATGTCCAGCCCATGCCATGCTTGCAGGAGCGCCACGCGATTGGTTGCCGTGGCCATGCCGTTTGCAATCTCAATTGAGCTTTCCAGGACCGTCGTCGCGCTCTCCTTACAGACAGGGAGCACCTTGCGAAGCGCGGCTAGAAGCTCATCACCACAGCCGATGGCTTTCGGTCCAGGCTGCGCAATCTCAGGAAGCACGTCCACACAAGGCACGCGGACGGTCAGGCGGCCGCTCTTCACCGTGATGGCGTATTCGTCCACAACAAGGCTCAAGCCTTCTGTGGAGCGCTCCAGGGCCGCGAGGAAGCGGGCCGACTGTGGGCAAGCAAACCAGTCCACGTTGACGCGATGACCGGCAGCAACCGCGCCGTCGAAGGCCACGGCCCATCCGTTGCCGATCTGGCAGTGCGACTGGTAGGACGCGAGATTGTCGCCGCTCTTCTGCGCGTTCATGATCCAACGCAGCGCCAGCACAAGATCACTCGCCGCCTCGGGAGCGGCTTTTGGTTTGCGCGGCTTGCGCGGCTTGGTTTTAATCTCAGTCATTTTCACACCCTCACATCTCATAACCCATTATCTCGGGAAACTTTTCTTTGTTGATCCACACGCGAACTTTCTTAGGCGTCACAGCGACGCCACTTGATAGGAGTGTGAGCGCATCATCGTTCGTTTCAGGAATATCATCTCCGACAAACTGTTTCCAGAAATTATGTGCAAAATGTTTTGTCTTTTTTGCATCGAAGTTAATCCACGTGGAAAAATGTTTATAGCCGCACATATAAGTGACTCGCACGCTAATTGCGCCGTCGATCTTCCTCGCATGGCGAGCGTAGGTTACTCGCGACACATTGAAGGTTTCGATAATCGGAGCCTCGCCGCTCATGATCGCTTCCGACCCAGGCCGATGCTTCAGCTTGGTCTGAAAGGTGAAAGGTTCTCCGCAAGCTTCGCAAACCCGCGCCGAAATGTGGGCGTAGCATCCGCAACTGTCGCAAATTTTGCACGGAATTTCGCCGGTCTTCTCGCCCTTCTTAGGGTTCGGAATGTGGGGCGCGTCCACAGGACCAAGGCGAGGCCGGTTGCCGGCGAAGTCTAAAACCAGACACTCAGATTTTCCAGGCGCGGGGCGTGTTCCTCGACCAAGCATCTGGACCCACAAGCCCACAGAGACGGTTGCCCTGGCCATGCCGATTAGGTCAATATGAGGGATATCTAGCCCCGTGGTAAGGCAATTGTTGTTTGTTAATGCGTCCAGTTTTCCGCGTCTGAGCGCTTCAATAGCGGCGTCGCGGTCTACTGTGGGCATTTTTGAATGAACCGCGCGCGATTTAACCCCCGCAGCGTTAAGTCGCTCCGCCATATGTTCGGCATGTTCAACGCCGGCGCAGAAGACGAGTGCAGCCTTGCGCGAACGCATCGCAGTCGCAATTTCTTTCGCGATTGACTCATTTAGCTGATCCTTGTCACTAGCAGCCTGTAGCGCGCCTTCGGCGAAGTCGCCGTTTGAAATCTTGACGCCGGACACGTCAATGCTCGCGTCCGTTCGCTTGGCGTGCAGCGGCACAAGATGGCCCTCGGCGATAAACCGCGCCCAACTTTTGGCGTCGGTCAAATCGATCGCCATGCTGTCAAATATGCCGCCGTTCAGAAGCGAACCGATTCCACGTCGATAAGGCGTCGCAGTCAGTCCGACGACGATCAGATTAGGGTTTCGCTCGCGCAGTTTGGCGATGATTTTTTGATAGGTTGTTTCGGCTGTGGGCGAGAGCATATGACACTCATCGATATAAATTACGTCCCTGAAACCGAACTGCTCCACACAATTACGAACACTAGCGCACCCAGCAACCAGCACAGGATGTAAAACATCACGACGATTAAGGCCGGAACTAAATATCCCCACAGGAGCTTGTGGCCAAACTGTTCGGAGCGCTTTGGCATCTTGGATTAGAATTTCCTTAGTGTGAGAAAGGACCATATGACGAGTGTGCGGGCTCTCGGCGCAGATGCGTTGAATAAGGCCAGCAAGCACATAGGACTTTCCCAATCCAGTGGGCATCGCAATCAGCGGTGCTTTTGCCCCATTGCATACAGCGTCAATCGTGGCCTGAATAGCTTCTATTTGGTAGTATCGCATACGTCTCTCACGCTATTTGCGTCCAATCAGAACAACCTTTCGGCAGAAAATCCTTCGGGATGACGTTCTCAAACTTCCCACAGTGCCACGCGGCGTCCTCGACAGGGCGCGCAAACTTGCAACTTCGGCAGTTCTTTTCCATTGGCTCACCACGGAAACAAATTCCCTGGTGATGACAGAACTTGCAGACGTGAAAGGCCGGCGTCTGTGCGATGCGCTGCGGCGGCTCCTGCGACATGATGATAGCGTGAGCCTTGCCGACTAATTCGTTCCCGTAGTTCCAATCAAGCTCGACGATTTCGCAATGAAAGTCATCGTCATTCTTGTTTATGATAAAATAAATTGCACATTTCAGTTTGCGTAACGCACCATAGACGCACATTTGTGCCCAGTGTTTTGGCTTGGCGCGTCGCACGCCGTTTTCGCAACTCGCTTTGAAGCCGGCTCCCGTCCCGCTCGTTTTAAATTCAAGCAAGAAAGCGTCCGCGTCATCCTCGATAGGGTGCAGCTTCTCTTCGGGGCGGGTCATCCCGTCGAGGGAGCCGCCAAAGTGGCCCATGACAGCGGAGACGCGCCACTGATCCTCGCCGTTCGGGCCGTCGCTAACTTCCCACCCGATCCCGCGCAGCCATTCGATAAAGCGCGCTTCCTCACGATGGCCTCGGTTGAACAGGCGTAGCATCCTGGCGTCGAACTGTTCATGCTTCGCCCATCGAAAGACATACCAAAGATGACGCGAGCATTCATGACCGATCAAGCTCGCGCCAAGGTGCGACCTGTGTCCGCCGTCGTAAACCTCGACGCAATAGGCGTCGATTTTGCTTTTGAGTTCGGCGCTTAAGACTAATGGGTCAATATCCATCAGACTTTCTTTCCCTTCTCGCACACTTCAATCGCGTCGCTCAAAATGTCGATGTCAGGCAGCACGACAAGCCCGCGCTTTTCATATGTTCCGTTGGGGTTTTTCCAATTTAGGCCAATCATGCGAGCGCCCTTCCTATCCTCCAGGAACGGAAAAACATCGTTGTAGTCTCGCGCCTCCAGCCAAAGTTCAAGCGTGCGCAATGCGCTGTAATTTCGGATCGTGATAATGTGGGCAGTGTCCTTTACGTCAGACATGACGCGGTCCTCTGTACATACTTTTCAGATATACTTTAACACACGACGTTAATACATCGCACATTTGTTGCTCGGAGGGCTTAAAGCCTATCGTTGATGTTGCAGCGACCGTTTGTAATTCAATACTATGACGAAACATATCTAATGAAAGTTCAGACAAAAGAGCGCTCGATGGGGCGAGTGACATTGTTCTGTCAATTAAGTTACGCAGATCGTCTCCAAATTTGTTTGTTAGGTCGAGTACGACTACGGATCCCGTCTCATCTAACTTAAACACATCTTGCATTTGCTTAATGTGTTTCTGTTTATCATAAGCCATTTAACTTACTCCATAAGAGAGACGCCCACACGGCGACGCAAAACCTGATACCGTGTGGGCAAGAAGATCAGCGTTCCCAGGGGGCCTTTCCGGCGACCGGGCCGGGCTGTTGGGCGAACTGAGGCGGCCCAGGCTGGAACTGCGGCATAGGGGCCGGCGCATAGGTAAGCGGAGCGGCAGGCGCTGCCTGTGGGGCTGCCTGTGCCGCAGGAGCCGCTCCGCTCGCCGCGTCGCGACCGTCAAGGAAATAGACGCCCTTCACTTCCGTATACTGGTCATTATTCTTTTGCGGGCCGACCTCGACCATGAACGGGATGTTGTGGAGTTCGCTCGTATCGTTGAAGCCCTGCCGACCGGTCACAGCGCAGTAAGCCGCAAGCTGGCTCATGGCGATGTTGACGGTCTGCTGGTTAGGGTTCTGGACGTTCAAGCGATCCGTCTGCTTGCCGCCCTTCGCCGGGCCATCTACGGCCTCCAGCGTGAAGACAAGCATCATGCGCGGATCGCTCGGACTGGAATCTTTCGTCGGGCGAAACTCTGACGCCACAATCATAACCGGATGCTTGCCCGGCGGAAGGCCGTCACTTCCGCTATAGCGTGGAGTGAACTGACGGCTATCAAATTGCATAGCAACCATTGTTTAGTTCTCCTTTGTTAACCAAGAACCTTGGCGAAGATGTTTCCCAAGTGCGGTTTCTCCCATCGGTCCAGTTGTCCGCTGCGGTCGCCAGCCATCACAGAATTATCGCCATGGCAATCGAGCGCGCGGCTAACCTCGCCGGTCACAGCATCCGTATGTTTTACGAAACGGGCGATGATATCGAATAGGTAGGGAATCTCCTGCAGAAGCGCCTTTCCGGGGAGAGACGGCACGACCAGAATGTTACCCTCTGGTGTCTTGCTTTGTTCCTCCTGGCAAATCAAAAACCAATTCTTTCCCACCGAATTTCTAACCTCACGAAGTTTATCGGTCATGTTTTCGGCTAACCGATTGTATGGTCCCCAAGCGTCCGACTTTTTAGGATTATTTTTGCGCTCAATCGACAGTAGCATGTCCGACATGTCTGTTATGGAGTCAACGCAGATCGTCTTATAGTTTTTGGCTTCGGCGCTTGATGCAACCCAGGCGAACGCCTCTTCCAAATCCTTGTAAGAAGTGATCTCGACGACAGGAATCTTCTCGCCGCGAAGTGGAAGCAGTCCACGCTCTGACGAAAAGATGATAGGAGCCGGCGCAGTCTTGATGAGCGTGGTTTTACCCGTTTTGGGCTTCCCAAAGACAACGCACTTGACGCCTGAGCGGTCGCACGCCGCAGCCGTGTTTGTGACTTTGACCATCACTTTTCTCCGCGTGCTTTGGCGAGAATGGCGTCGGCTTCGTCGCGGCAAATGCCTAGCACCGTTTCGTGATTGCCGACGCCATAGTGAGTTTTGACGGCCTCTACTAGGTCATCCAGCGCTCTCACCAACTCCGCATGACAGTTCGCGGCCCGCACGATGAACGCGGCGTTGGCGCTCCGCCTGCCATTGTTTTCAAGCGTGGCAATGTAATCGCCATCTGCCCCACGCAATGTAGCGGCCCCGCGCAGTTCCCAAGGAGTCGGCGTATGCTCTTCCATCACTCACCACCATAAATCGAACCATCCGAACCAATGCGCGGCGGATTGAGTGCGTAAGGATTATTCACGCTCTCATTGCTGTATTTCGAACCATAGCGGCCGTAAGGATTGTTGATTGAGTCCGGGCTGTATGGGCTTCCGTAGCGCCCATAAGGGTTCGACGTACTGTCAGGCAAATAAGGGTTGCTCGACAGGCGACCGAGATATTGAGCGTCCGCGCTTGACGCGACAAGCGAGAGATAAAGAGCAAGCGTTAACTTTTTCATTACTTGTCCTCCGTAGTAGTGGTAGCAAACAAGGTAAAGAGTAGCACACACCACCAAGGCACACCCCAAAGCAACAGATTAAAGGCTATGAAAAACACGATAATCACCGTCATTTCTTCACTTTCAACTCAAGTGTGGGAGTCGCCGGCGTGATCGTCAGCGCAACGTCAACGGCTTCGCGAGCATTGTCGGGGAGCTTGTTGTATTCCGACAAGGACAGGTCGGGCTTCCAACTGACAAGCCGGCGGGCAAGCTCAAGGCCAACAATTGCAGCGACCGCTTGCTGGGCGGCTGTGGTCGTGTCCTTGTCCAGCTTGTAATTGAGCTTTTTCACGCAAACCAAATCGCGCCCGTCTGGCGTGTCGAAATGATGCGTTCCTGTGGAGTTTTGCTGAAAATGCGCGGCGACAATTTCCTCGCGCAACGCACTCTCCAGCTTCTTAGCAGCGTCAAGAGCAGCCTTAGCCCGCTCCCAACGCGACACAAGATCGATCGGCTTCACCTTCACCTCAGTCATCGTTCTATCCTTCACTTTACACGCTTCGCCAAAACAAAGACAGTCAACGGCACCTCCGCTAGGACAGCGCCAATCTTTCCGACTTTATGCCCTGGCGTCATATTCTGTCGAAGGATTCGATCAATCTTATCGATTGCCTTCGCGACGGCGACTATCTCATCGTCAGTCAGCTTCACTTCAGTCATTGTTCCATCCTTCACGTTAACCAAATTAGGTGAGCAGTTTTCAGGCTTACTCAGGCCACAATCACGTTCTACCCCCACCAAATCAGCTTGTCAAACAAAATTTTGTGTTGACGTGAAAATTTTTCAACCTTATTCCTATGCGCCCACACTCAAAGAGAGGACATACAATGGCAAAAGTTGCTAAGAAGTCGCCGGCTTCAAAATATATTTCGTTGCGATCCGGCGTTAAGTTTGCCCCCTCAGACGTTTTGATGATTGAGGGTCTTCGGCAAGCGCTCGCATTGGAGCGCGGGGGGCCGGTCACTTTATCCGAAACGATCCGCGATGCAATTCGTTTTCGTGCGAAAAGGCGCGGGATCAGCGTCGAGGCTTAACCGCTCTTAAACCGGGAGCGGCAAATGTCAAATTATTACAACGCGCCGCTAGAACTGCGCGCGCTTCCGTGGGTCAATTGGACCGCCAAACTACGCGGGGATAAATGGACGAAAATCCCGGTCATGCCCACAGGCGCGCCGGCGTCCTCGACCGATCCGCGCACATGGTCCAGCTTCGACGAATGTATAGGATCTGTCAACAAATTCAGCGGCATAGGATATGTCCTGCGCAAGGTTGACGGCCATGTCGTCATAGATGGCGACGCAACCGACGATCCGGTGATTCGCGCCGCTCACATGCTCGTCTTCAACAAGACAAGCAGCTATGCCGAAACGTCACCCTCTGGCAAAGGGTTTCATGTAATCTTGAAAGGAAGCCTCCCCGGCCCAGGGCGTCGCCGACATGGCGTCGAAATATACGACGACGCGCGATTCTTTACCTTCACAGGCGACGTGATAGACGGCCGCACGGAAATTTTAGGCGGGCCAGACGTTCAAGCCTTTATCGATCAACTCTATCAAGAACTTGGAGGATCAAATGGAACTAAAAATTCATCACCTGAAGACCGAGAACAAACTGAAAGTGACGATGACATATGCGAGCGGCTCCGAAGAGGCTCTAACGGTTCAGTATTTGATCTCCTTTTTGCAGGTTCATGGCAGCTCGTCAGAGGAAAGGGAGGCAATCAAAAATATCCTTCTGCCTCCGAAGCCGACCAAGGCTTAGCAAATCTTCTCGCGCAACAGACCAAAAACCGCGAGCAGATCGAGCGAATCATTCGCGGTTCTGGCATGGCCATCGGGCGCGAGAAGAAATTCAACCGGAAAGACTACCTGAAAGAGACCGTCATGAATGCGCTTGCCCCCAGGCCCGGAGAAATGCCTGCGGCGGCCGTAGAGCAGGCTAGGGAGGATTGCGCTAGGGCTATGGCCAAGCAGGGCGTTAAAAGCGCCCAGCCCCGATTGAACGGCGTTCAAACGCGTCTCGTATCCGAAAGGAATGGAATACTCGTCGATACGGCAACTGGAGAGGTATTTTCTACCGTGCCTGTGCCAAACGGGAAGGATCAGGCCGACTGGGTCTCGCTCATTATGGCGCGAGGCGGGCTTGTCGCGGAGATTGCCGCTTACATCTTGAGAACCTCTCGCCGGCCACAGCCTCGTTTCGCTGTTGCGGCGGCTATCGCCACCATTGCGACGGCTGCCGGACGGCAGTTCAAGACGCCGACGGACTGTGGGATCAATCTCTACATCGTGAACATGGTCGAGACTGGTAAGGGCAAGGACGCCATCCTTAAGGGAATAAACAATATTTTCTCAGCGGCTAAGCTGAACTGGGAAATGATTCACAATGCGTCATTCAAATCGGAAGTTTCGATCTATTCATACGCAAATCAGCACCCGGTTCTAACGGCTGTTATCGACGAGTTTGGCGACATTGTGCGCAGCGTCAGTTCAAACAACGCCTCACAAAGCGAACTTACGATCCTCGCGACGCTGCGGTTGTTTTACGATGGCGGCGAACTTAATGCGCCAGCGGCAATATCACGCGCCAACATTCGCGTGTCCTACCCAAGCCTGTCACTGTTCACAGCCTCGACGCCGGAGCAGTTCTATACGGCCGTGGGCAACACGGAAGCGCGCAACGGTTTCCTAAACCGGTTTATCGCCTTTAGGGGCGACGCTAACGCCCCTCGATGCGAGCCGGCAATATACGCCGATCAGGTTCCCGCGCACATTGTGGATGGCGTTCTCCGCATCGCCGACAAAGGCGGTGGCGGGCATAGAAAGGAGCAGGGAGACAAGCCCGAGAAAATGCCTTTCGAACACGTCGCATGGACAGATGAGGCAAAAGCCGCTTGGACGGCCTATGATATCGAATGCGAGAAGGCTGCGGAGACGGATAAGGACCGCGAGACGCTTGGCCCACGCTGTGGGCAGAATGCAATCCGTGTCGCATCCGTTCTCGCCATCGCCGACAACCTCATGTTCCCCTGTGTGACGGCCGAGCACGTCGCAATCGCCCAGGCCATGATCGAGGACTCATACTACGCCATGGCTGGCGGGTTTAATGCCCACGTGACCGACAGTGCCGCGTCGGCCGTATGCGATAAAATTTTAGACCGCATCGAGAAGGCGGGAGGAATGATAGGGCATAACGATCTTTTCAGAGCACTGCAACGAACGTTTAACACGGTTAAGGATTTTAGGAATGCAATTGAAGTTTTGGTCGAGGCGCGAAGGATTGAAATAATAACAGTAACGCCGGAGAGTGGCGGTAGGACGGCAACTAAATATAAGATTTTAAGGAAATAAGAAAATGTGGGCATCAACAGCTACCATCACCAAGCCAAACGTCAACGCTTTTTACTACCTAGGACTTAGCCATATAGGCGGTGATATATACAAAACGGATGATGACCGCGTTGACGACCGTAAACCCTTGTTTTTCCTATATAAAATGTATATATATATCAAACGTCAACATATATACATACACCTATATATATTTATAGATTCACCCCCGCGTAGGGATATATATATAAGGGCCGTTGACGTGTGGACGACCGACCCCTTGTGGGGCTAACAAATAGGAGATAGTTAGATGAAACATCATACGAAGACACTGTGGGAAGGTAAGCAATGGGTTGTTACGGATTATGGAATAGAGCGCCGATGCGTAGAGGGCGGATATCCGTATGAAATGAAAAAGGAGGATTTAAATGTTAATGGGGATTATATATCTCCGCAGCACATAGCTGGAAAACGATGGGCAGACCTCGACGAATTTATCCTTGCGTGGTTTGCGTGCATTGTTATTCATAAATTAGAAATTAAGGATGTTAGTAAGGTGATGGAATTAGTTGATAAGGCGCGACGTAAGAGGGCGCTATCGATTAAGCGTGCACCGATCTTTGACGCTGTTTACGAGGAATGGTTTCCAGATAGAGTTAATGGTGAAACTCAATTTTACAACTTTGGAGAACTAGAGGCAATTTGTAGGGAAGTTGATAGGAGGATGCGAGAGGACGCTGTGGAGTAACCATCGCACACACGACAGCTAAAAATTAGCAATGTTAATGGTCCTTACATTGAAATTAGCGCTTGACAGCTAGCTAATAAGGATTAGTGTGGAGATACCAGATAAGGAGCGATGGTGATGGTTTACATAAAAAAAGAAGACGGGCGCTATGTTGTATACAACGGGACGCGTAGGATTAATTCACTGGCCACATTGAATGGTGCAATTAAGAGCGCTAAGCGACTTTTTAGGTTTTCTAAAATAATCGTTAAATAGGAGTGACGGGAATGAAAGCTGAATTAGAAGCTATATGGAATAAACCCGGCGTAGCGGAGCCGGGTAATGTTTGTATATGGGACGTTGCGCAATATCGTCTGACGCACTCTCCAGGCGAGAGACGCATTCCAACTGTGGGAAAGAGCGCTGAAAAGTTCATGCGCCGCATCCGTAAACATTGGGGTCCGGCTCCGATGGCGTATTGTGGCGACGCCAAAATGATTATGCCGAAATGGTTAAGAGATAATTACAAACGGAACTGTCCGAATAATTATAAGGAATTAGTTAAGGAATATGGGTGCGGCGTCACAAAATTAGACGCAGCAGTTACTGGTATGGTATTTCATAAGTTATTTGGTCATGCGCCGCGTGGTTACAACGATATAATTAAAAATTTTATGCGCAACGCTTGACAAGCTAGCAATTAGCAATTAGTGTGTGAGTGTCAGATAAGGAAAGGGCAACGTGATGAGCCATCAAGCGAACGTAAATAAGGATTATGCAATCAAGAAATTGCAGAAAGCTATTAAAACAGCCCGTACATTGTTAGAGGTACCAGGCCAGTCAGATCAATATTATGATTGGCATAATAAAACAATCGAGCTTAATAAGCAGAGCATTGAAAAAATAATTAAAGCGCCGATCACAGTTTGGAATTAGCGTTGAATGTTTCGGCCTGCGCCTTACGGGGCGCAGTGCGAAGCAATCAATCTTTAGGAGTTTAAGACCATGAGAACCGTTCTTGATGCAATCTTGATGTTTGCGCTTATCTCAGCGCCGTTCTGGTATGCGCCGCTGGTTTGGGCCATCCTTCGATGATAAATCGTCGATTGCTGGGGCGCTCGCCTATGTCAGAGCGCAACGCCGCGATAATCCTGGCGAGGGAGGCTGGAGCGTCTTTGGGCGCTCTAGGCCGTCTGTATGGGCTGAGCCGCGAGCGGGTGCGTCAGATCGTGCTGAGTTACGCGCGCCGGGCCAAGCGGCCCAGGCCATACTGTGGGAGTGAGAAATGTTAACGCCTGAACAAATAGCCGCGCCGGGAACAGAGCACTCACAGCAAGCGGCCTTGTTTGCTTACATTGCGCAACAGACGGACTATCCTGAATTAAAATTAGCCTTTAGCATACCAAATGGGGGGTTAAGGAGTAAGGCGACAGCGGCAAGATTGAAAGCTGAAGGTCAGAGAGCCGGCGTGTGGGATATTTTCCTTCCCGTTCCTCGCGGTCGATGGCATGGATTATTTATTGAAATGAAAGTGGGAAAAAATGTGTTAACTACGCCACAGTCGGACTTTATGGTTAGTTTGTTTAATAATTATTCATTTATGACATGTTATTCATGGGACGAAGCAAAGACAGCGTTAATCAGCTATGTGAGGTTGTAACCATGCAAATAACGCTTGACGATGAAGAAACTAAGGCGCTAATAATGGCGCTGACTGGCGTGATAGACGATTTGTCCGTCACATTAGCCCAAACTCGCGGCGATGAATTAAAATATGCGCGGTTAGCAAAAGAGCGCGCTTATTTGATAGCGTTGCGGTTACGGATTCACAACTCAGGAAAGGAAATAGCGTGAACTACTCTCTTTTGAATGATCTCGCCAAGGCGGGTGGCGGTGGTTGGATTAGCCCTGAGTCGACCGGACCTTTTGACGCGCTGGTTGCTGAAGGATTGGTCTCGACCGACCACGCCCCCGATGGCGACGGCGACGTTTACTATGCTCTGACCGACACGGGCCGCAAATGGATCGAGGCTAACGCGAAGAGCGGCGAGGCTACCAAAGCGCCTCCGAAGCAGAAAACCGCACCAGCGACCGCCGCTGCGCCGTTGCCGGCTATTTCAAGCGGCTTCGACACGGAAGCGGCGACGTGGAACGAGCCGCATCGTCAGCGCGGCCGGCGGCATGAGGCGGATCACGAGGCGTTTCTCGCCGAGCTTGATCTGGATGCGGCTCCTGTGGGCGGATCGAAGCATATTGCCGTGACGGAAGCTATTCCGAAGCCGTGGTTGCACTATTACCGGGTCATTTCGCTCGTCAATAAGCGCTTT